AGTGGACAACATTCTATAGAAGAAATATTCATAGATTTATAGAACATTATTTTGGAATACATTTGCACCCATATCAGATTATATGGATATATGCAATGAGCATAAGCGATTCCTATGTGGCTATATGTAGTCGTGCCGTAGGTAAATCTTGGCTTCTAGGTGTTTATGCAATGGCTAGAGCAGTTTTGTATCCAGGATCTAAAGTTGTTGTTGTTAGTTCAACTAAGGAGCAGGCTGGTATTATTATTGATGATAAGATTAAGGAGTTGCAAGACAACTATCCAAATGTTGCAAGAGAAATACGCAACCTGACTTCCAATATGAATACGAAACAGGTTGATTTGCATAATGGTAGTCGTATTGTAATTGTGGCAGCAAGAGATTCGAGCAGAGGTAAATTAAGTTTTTGTGTTTAAAATGCAATTAAATCCAAACGGAGGAAAGCATAGAATGGCATCAGAGTTATGGAGTAAAGAAGAAATAGATTTTATAATACACACAAAAACTTGTTGATCTATCTATATGATGGGTGGAACAACAAATAAGTTTGCCCCACATCTCAGTAATGAGGTGTGCGTAGCGGGTAAAGACGGTGAAAGCTGAAATGCCAATACCGTGCTAACTTTTTAGATTGCGAAAGGCTAAGAAGTAGCGTAGAGCATAGCGATTGAATAAATATAATATCGCCAAGAGTATCCGCCATCCATAATGGATGAAAATATATGCCGAACTTACAAGAATAAAAATTGTAAGAATGCAGGGATAAAAAGCCTTGCAGATAACAAAATTGAAACGCTCGACTTTTACAATTTATGAAGAATTCAGACTTATTGACAAATCCGTTGTGGATGCAGTTATTCGTCCTTTTTCTTATATTAGACAAGCACCATACTTAAAAAATCCAAAATACCAACACCTAGTTGAAGAAGCAAAAGAAGCTTTTATTTCTTCTGCTTGGCATAAGGGTGAATGGTGGTACGAAGAAACAAAAGAGAACATCAAGAATATGCTGAAAGGCAAAAACGCTGGTTTTATTGCTATTGATTATTTAGCTGCAATAAGACACAGAATTAAAACAGCCAAACAGATTGAAAGCGAAAAATCCAAGATGGATGAAGTTACCGCCCTTATGGAGTATGACAATATTCCGTGGGGTGAAAGTGCTGATGCTTACTTCAAACTAAAGATGTTTACAAATGTTAGAAAGATAAAGAAAGCATTTTATCCTCAAAGAGCGCTTACCTATAATCCAAGAAAGAACCCTTATCAGATTGAAAGGAAAGACGGAGAAGTAAGACTTATTACTTGTGATATTGCTCAAATGGCTGGTCAAGCAAACGACCTTTCTATTACTGGTTGTATAAGATTATTGCCAACACACAGAGGTTATTTTAGAGAATTGGTTTACATGGAATCTTATTCTGGTGTAAATTCAATTAGACAGGCATTACGGATCAAACAAATATTTTATGATTTTGATGCTGATCATCTTGTGCTGGATATGTTAAATAGTGGGATAACAACTTTCGATCAATTAGGAATTATCACCAAGGACGAAGAACGCGGAATTGAATATGATCCTTGGACTGTAATGCAACATCCATCTATAGAGGCTAGCAAATATGAAGAGTTAAGCGAAAGAACAACTGGCTTGAATGCTCTTCCTGTTGTATATCCAGTTTCGGCTACTTCAAGACTGAACGCAGAAATAGCTGTTGCAATGAGGGATATTCTACAGAAAAAGATGCTTGGACTCCTGGTTGATGAATCTGAGGCTGAAGATCATATGATACGATCAACCTATAAAAAAGAGTTTTTAGATCAAGGTGATATGAGCGCTAATTCGTTTTTTATTGCTCCGTATTTGCAAACAAGCTTATTTATAAATGAATGCATCAATCTTTCTTTGACATTGCTTTCTGGGAATGTTAAGTTAGTTGAGCCGTCAGGAAGTAGAAAAGACAGATATTCTTCTATCGCTTATGGCAATTATTTTGCTTCATTGCTCGACCAAGAATTAATCAGAGAGCCAGATCAATCAGACATGTTACAGCAAATGATGGCGTTAACGCAGACGGCGTAAACCTTAAAGGAGGTATATTTTGACAGATCAAATCAACGATCAAGAAAACCTCGCAAAAGAAGTGAGCGTAGAAGAGGTTTACAACGTTTTAGAATTTGTAAGAGCCTATGATCCAACATTCCTTCCAGGAATGATGACTCCAATGATGTTAAATCAGAGGATGAAAGACATAACTCTAAATTCAGTACAGGCTACAGAAACTACATTAACAGAGGCATTAAAATCACCAAAAGAATCAGAAGAACAATTACAATCATTCAGTCAAGATTTTGAAATTATGTCTCAACCATATAAGAGATTGCTTTCTTATTTGGGAAACATTCTTTCTTTTGATTTGACATATTCATGCACAAGTATTGCTGGCAATAAGACTGCTGAGTACAAGAGTCCTGCATACAGAAAAGATTTAGACATTGTGAAGGAATTTTTAGACAGGTTTGATTATAAAAACGAATTTACAAATGTTGTAAAACAATTGCTTCGTAACGAGGCGTTTTTTTGTTCTCCAAGATTTGATTTCAAAAATAAATACGCCCCAGATAAATATACGCTTCAGGAATTTCCATCCAGCCCAAGATATACTATGCTTACTGGAAGGTGGGCGTATGGATGGCTGTATTCGTTGAATATGGATTGGTTCTTGCAACCTGGGGTAGATATAGACTTATATTCTCCTTGGTTTAAAAACAAGTTCTTGGAAACGTATACTGAAAATGGAAGATTTAAACCTTACAACCCAGCGCTAAGCCCTGTCTCGCGAGGATATGGCCCTAGTGACTTTTCTTGGCAAGATTTACCTGTCACTGAAGCGTGGTGTTGGAAATTCAACCCCGCAATAGCAACAAGACTTCCTCATTTCAGTGGATTGTTTTTGGATTTAATACAACAACCAGTTATGAGAGCGCTTCAAAAAAGCATAAATGCAAGTGTTGCCGCAAGAGTTGTTGTTGGGCAGATTGGCTTGTTGAAAGAAACAAGTCAAAAAGTAAAGGATCAATTTAATATTAATCCTGCTGTCCTTGGGCAGTTTTTGGCTGTTATAAAAGCAGCCATTGGCGATGCATTGAAAGTTGCTGCGGTTCCCCTCGAAGACGTTCAGGGAATAGAATTTAGTAGTGATAACGAAGTATATAGCTCGTATTTGAAAACAGCATTGGGTAACAGTGGTGTAAATACAAATCTTGTATTTTCAAATGATTTAAAAATGAACACGATTGAGACGCAATTAAGTTTGAACAGCGATGAACAGCTAATGACCGCATTGTATCCTCAATTTAATGATTTTTTGAATTATCAGATTAATCTAAGAACAAATAAACATAAATTCAAATTTGATTTTGAGGGAACACAGTTTTATAACAATAGACAACAAAGGCTTGATAAGCAAATTGAGCTGTCTTCTCTTGGCGTTGTTCTTCCACAAAAGATTGCCGCCGCAATTGGGATGAGTCCTTTTGATTTTGAAAGACAGTTAGCAGAAGCTAAAGAAATGGGTTTTGTAGACAAACTAACTCCAATAATCTCAGGCTTCCAACAAAGCGGAAAAGATGGTGGTGCTCCACAGAAGAAAGATACTAACCTTACCGAATCTGGAGCAGAAAGCAGGGCAACAGGCTCCAACGTTGGAAAAGGTGGAACGATTTGATAAATAAATCAAAGATAAAATACAGTTTTTATCGTAATAACAATAGGAGGAATAACAAATGACAAAATTAAGTGCTATCAATAAAACTCACTTGAATAACAGCATGAAAGCAGCACAGGATGTTTCTTTGGGGGACTTGCTTGCCACTATGGAAAGTGGCAGTGCAACAGCATTGACAACCAATGATGCTCAACAAGTAGAAATTGATGCCTTGCAAGTGGCGCAATCAATGGTGTCTGGATCGCAAGTCGTAACAGCAGTTCATACAAATGCTTCTGCCGTTAACATTAACACTGGGCTAGGTGCAGTGAAGGGGTACATTTCCCACATTGCTCGCTCTGGAAGTTTACTTCCTGGTGGATATGCGGTAAATTCAAGTGGCAGCTTAGTCTTTGGTGCAGATTCAACAGGGTCGTATGTTTTGACAGCAAATGATGTTATTAGTTACTTTGCATGGAAAAACACATCAATTGTTGCAACAGGCTCGCAAGCAGTAACCTCAGTCCATACCAATGGATCAGCAGTTACTTTGAATACAAGCCTTGGTTCTGTTGTTGGGTATATGGCTCAATTAAGCAGATCTGGCAGCTTGTTAGCTAATGGATATGTTGTAAATTCAAGCGGTAGTTTAGTTTTTGGTGCTGACTCAACTGGATCATATGTTCTTACAGTTGCAGATAACATCAACTATTTTGCGTGGTAATCGCGGATAATTTTTATGTATATAAAAAGTGGCGCAAGTGAACTTATAAATGAATCTTTCAAGTGCAATAAAAAAATTGCAGACCACTTAATGTATCAATGTAGTTTACCCCTTTTAAGCAGAGACAAAAATGGAAAATATTGTTTTTCAGCCACAAAAGAGTTGAAGAGTGCTATTGACAATTTGCCGTTTCTTTTAAGAGCATTGTTAACAATTGATGGGTGGAAAGGAGGTTAGTATTGCAAAAAAAAATGAAGTTTGCTATTGACAACATTAAGTTCGTTGAAGAAGAAGAAGACAAGGATAGCCAATTTGCAACTGTAAAAATTGATGTATTTGCCTCTGGAAACAACCATCATGAGTTGTTCGTAAGCGAAGAAGCTTTACGAAGGACTTCTGATACAATAAAAGAAAAACCATTGATTTTTGTTTATGATGAAATTCTAGATGACGCTGGTGCGCACGATGAAGATCTATATTTTCCTGGCGGATTCGTTCCAAAAGAACAAGAAATAGAATTCCGTAAACTTGACGATGGTCGAGTAATGATGTCTGTAGTTGGTAAAATCTGGAAGGAATATTGTGGAAGGCTTTTAGAGTTCTTCAAGAGGGATTCAAAAACAAAGCCAGTTTCTGTTGAAATGAAGGTTTTTGACTTTGGATCAAGAGAAATCAATGAAGGCAAACATATTCCTGAAATTTTAGATTATGCATATACAGCCATTACGGTTCTTGGATCTTTTGTAGCTCCAGCTATTCCTGGAGCTAAAGCAGATTTAGTTGCATTCGCAAAAGAAGAAACAGAAGAATACGAGAAAGCATATGATGCAGAGTTTCCTGCGGATACAATAGATTCAAAGCTTGGTATAGAACTATATGAAGGATATAAGTGGGCACAAAGACTGGCAGCTCTTTTTGATGAGGCTGGCGAGAAACAACCAATAGCCCATTTCAAAAATTTGGAGTTGCTTAATGGCAATGAAGAAATAAAAAAGGAGATGTCTATGGATAAAAAAGAAAAAGATCTGACTCCTGAAGAAGAAATTGAAAATGTCGATATGGCGGCAGGTGATGCCCCAGAAGAGCCAGAAAAAGAATCGTCTGAAGAAGAAGATGACGAAGAAATGGCAAAAGATTCTGGTGAAGACACCAAGGACGAAGAGTTTAGTACTTTTGCACTCGATGTAGAAGCGGCTCTTGAATTTCTTAAGGAAGAAACAGAGGACTACGAGAATTTTGCATTGGCTCTTGGAAAACCAGAAGGGGAAAGAGATTATGCAATTGCGTGCGAATATGTTTACAATCGTATGTATAGTCTAAATGACAGAATGGTTGAAATGGCACAAGAAAGCTCGGTTTATATGACTGAACTTGAAGGGCTGCGTCAATATAAGTCTGAAATGGAAGAAAAGGATTTTGCTTTTGAGGTAAATACCACACTCAAGGAAGTTGAGGGAATTATTCCTGAAATTGAAATGCAAGACCTTAGAGAAGATTCTAAGAATTTTGATCTTCAAAGTATTGATGGGTGGAAAAACGCAGTCAAAGCAAAAGCGTTTTCTTACACTAAAAGTCCGTCTGAGAATTCAGACATTCCAAAGATCGGTGTGCCTTGGATGGCATCTGATAAAAAAGACAAGAGTTCAAATCCTTGGTAAAAACTATTCTATTATTAGGAGGAATATAAAAATATGGCAAACGCAATACTAATTAAAAATCAAGTAGCTGCTACAGACAATCGCGCCTTAAATCGCAGTGCTGTTGCAGGTTCAAGTGTTGACATCAACAACGGAAGTGTGTTTCACCTTCCCTCTGTTGTTTCGGCATCTAGTGGATACAAAGAAGTATGGAATACACAGGTTATCTCTACTGACGCAGACGATCTGAAAAATTTGTGGATGGCTTGCGGGAAAGAAATTGTAACCACAACTTCTGGAACGTCAAAGTATCGGGGTATTGATCCTGATGCTCGCAATTTTACAAATCTTGGGGCGGATGTATTTGATGCATTTAAACCACAGGTTGGAGATATAATCACATTAACATCTGATGCTCTTGGTGGAAGCCCAAGCACAGGTGACTATGTGGCATCTGGTTCGTCAGCCTATACGATGTCTTGGACAGCCACTTCTTCAGCAAGCTCATTAACATTTTACCTCTTGGAAGAAACGTACGTCTCTCTTGCAACTGGCGGAATTGATGATCAACGGGTTCTGGCCTATCGGTTGGAATGTGTTAATAACTAAGCCAGATACTATAAAAGGAGGAAAAATAATATGACACAACTATCAGAAAAAGTATTAAAGTTTTCATCTGATCCTAGATTGCAAGAAGTTTATATTGCATTTGATGACTATTACAATCATTATCAGTCTATGAATAAGAGATCAAATCCTTATTGGCCACAAGCTAAAAGGGAGCGGAATTTAGAATATCATAAGGTTGATTCTAATGGAGTTTCTATTTCTTTTTCAGAAAAAGAAGAAAGAATGAATCAGCTTTTGAGACGCGAAATTCTTCGTACTGCTGGCGTTCAAGGATTAGGGGATTTTGATCTTGCTGTATGGGCAAGCAATCCTTTAGTTCAATGGGCTACATTTGCCATTGTGGGCGCTCTTGTAGATATGGTTCTGCCTGATACAGTTATTGACGAAATCGGTCTTTATACTGAAATTAGAAATATTGGATGGGGTGATACCGCCGCATTTGATATTGAACCAAGAGACTTGTTTGCTGTTTCTCGACATGGAATGGGTCAAAGAAGCACTGAAATTCACAAGCAGTATACAGGGCAGGTTACTGTAAATCCTGTCAATCGTCAACTGACGACTGGTGTGGATCTGTATAATGTTTTGGCAGGGAAAGATTCGCTTGCTAAGTATGTTACAAAAGTTATTCGCAGTTTCGAATTTGAAATTTCTCTTGATGCATATACATCCTTCCTGACTTTGATGGAAGCGCTTGATAGCACTGCTAGCACAGGACTTCGCGTTTCTGGATATACTCAGGATGAACTTACTCGTCTAGGCGAAACAGTTGAAAGCTGGAATGGCGGGCAACAAGCCGTTATTTTTGGAACTCGCAGAGCTTTGGTAAATGTGCTTCCAACAGATGCAAACTATCGTTATGATCTTGATTCAGACTTTATGAAAATGGGTTATGTAGGCGAGGCGTTTGGATTTTCGGTAATGAAATTGGCTCAAAAGGCAGATTGGCGCACGAATTTCTCAACATTAATTGATAATGACAATCTTTACTTGATTTCCCCAGGCGCAGACAAATTGGTTAAACTCGTTTTTGAAGGAAGTACGCTTTCTAATACTACCTCAATGTGGGAAAATGCTGATTTATCTCAAACATCTACGATGATGAAGAAGTTTGCGACGGGAATAGCAACATCAGCCGTGGCTGGAATTATACAATTATGACCTTATTTGTCCTAATTAGTTAGACAAATAATTAAACTGGGTGGATAGATTGGCTTGATCAGCCTAATCGAAAGAGTGTTCTTTCAACACTTTTCCATCTAGTTTTATTTTGAAAGAATCATTTGAAAGGATGATAATGGCAAAGCTTTTGGCTTTAGAAGAAGTAAAGAAAAAAATATTCGGAACGCACGGAGTCAAGGTAGACATTCTTGAATATAGAAAAATGTCTCTGCGTGCTAAATTTAAATGCAATGTTTGTAGCAATGTTTGGGAATCTAATGCAAATTCTGTTTGCCGAGGAACTGGTTGTCCTGAATGTAAAAAAGAAAAACTATCTAAAGACCGCAGGCACTCAATTGATTCTGTAAAAACATTGATTGAGAAAGAGGGGTGCAGGCTTGTTTCTAAAGCATATATTAATGAGCATGAAAAAATGGAAGTCGAGTTTCAATGCGGACACATTTATGAGATATCATTAGCAAATTTTAAGGCTGGAAAGCGGTGTGGAAAATGTAGGTGGGAAAGAATGGCTAAAGCAAAACAAGAGGCAACCAAGATAAAGGTTTTAAAAGAAGTAGAAGATATGGGCTTTGAGTTTATTTCTTTCGAGAGCAATTGGGCTTCTTGGAATTCTACGATAACATTTAGATGTAATAATAACCATGCTCAAACAAGAAAAGTTCGCAACCTTATAACAAAAAAGAATTGTAGTGCTTGTACGAAGATAGAGTTTTCACTAAATCAAACTGGAAAATTAAATAAAAATTGGCAAGGTGGCCTTACGCCACTAAGCAATTTTATAAGAAAATATATTGTTGATTGGAAAAAAGAAAGTATGGAAGCCTGTAGTTATAGGTGTGTGATTTCTGGTGAAAGATTTCATGCAATACACCATCCTTATTCTCTCAATCTTATAATAAAAGAATCAATAAATAATTTAAGTTTTGAATTGAAAAATTCTGTTGGAGAATATGCTGAAAAAGATTTAGACATTCTTTTACAAGAAGTTCTAAGACTTCATGATGTCTATGGTCTCGGAGTTTGTTTACACAAGAGTCTGCATAAAAAACTTCATAATCTATATGGCTTAAATACAACCCCAGAAGATTTCGAAGAATTTAAAAACCTATGTTTGTCCGAAGAGATAAACGTAGATGAAATACTAAATAATAAAAAAGAGCAAACAAAGGTAAAGGAAAATGACTGAGAAAACAACTGAAACTAAGAAAGCTGGACGACCAACTAATGCGGAAAAGATGGCAAAACTTCAGGAACAAAACGACAACTTAATGAAAGCAAGCGTTGAAACTGAAGAAAGATATAGCAAACTTGAAGCAATGTTTGAGCAACTAATGGCAAAAAAAGATGAGCCAAGTGTTCCTACTCCTGTAGCAACCTCTCAGCCAGAAAGTTATAACACCACAGGAGACCAAATTCCGCTAACAGAATATATTAAAGTAATATCTTTATGTCCTCATAATCTAAATTTATCTAGGCATAGAGGCGACAATCAACCAAAGACTTTTCGCGGATTCGGAGATAGCAAAAGAATTTTATATCAAGACTTAGTAAGTATTTTAGATCATCACGTGAACTTTCGGGATCAAGGTCTTTTTTATGTAGTAGACGAAAGAGTAATAAGACAGCATGGCTTAAATGATCTTTATGCAACCCTGCTTACAGAACAAACAATTAGAAGCATGGTCAACGGAAAATCCGAAAATCTTGAAGAATTATTCAGATCGGCTAACGATTTCCAAAGAAAAATTATCACAGACATGATAGTAGAAAGAATTGTTGCTGGTCGCGATGTAGATCTTAACATGATTGATCGTTTAGAAAGAATTATTTCTGGGATTGCAAAAAGCAAGATTGAAGCATCTGCACCAAAGGGCGAAGAAATTACTCCTCAAATGATTGAAAGTGCGGAGAAAAAGCTTGGCGCAAAAATGCATCAACGAGCAAAAGACATAAAATATTACGCAGAAATGCCTGCGAGGTAATAAAGCTGAGGAGGTCATAAATGGCAACATCTGCAACAGAGGTTTTTGACCTCTTTAGTGCAACGGTTAATGATTATCAACTAACATCCTTATTTACAACATCTGGGTCTGAAACATATAACACATACCTTGAACCATGGCTACTTTTTTCTATCAATGATTTTAACGATGCAAGAAAGAATGTTGGCGTGACAGAACTTGTTTATACAACAGCCAACCAAGCTTTTTCAACAGATCTAATTATAAAAGACAAAGTTATCTTGGCAATAATCATGGTTAGATATTGGATGGGTAAAGAAGTAAACAACGTTTTACAAATGAGGAACGTTGTGCAAGATAAAGATTTCAAACGTCATTCTGCGGCACAAAATTTGACCGCAAAACAAGCATTATATAATGGTTGGGTTGAAGAAATAGAACAGAGACTAAACAACTATATGTATCTTAACAACGATTGGACAGGATGGAAAGAACAAAGTTACGATACCCAATAATGGAGGTGCTCCATGACATATAAATATCTTGTAGCAGGATCACCAACATTTATGGATAGTCCAAAGGGAACAATAACGGATACGTTTCAAGCCATGCTTACCGCAGACTTTTACACAACATTTGATTGGTACATCATCCAAGAAGAATCTTCTATTGGATCAAAGACATTTGTAGATATAAATGTTCGTATTAATCAGGCAATTGATTCTGTTACAGGCGTGAAGCTCGGAGATGATTACAAACTATTATTATTCCAAGACTTAGACCATACTTCAGAAATAGGGCACTTATATTCATTTGATAGCAATTATTGGATTGTGAGCCACAGTGAAGTTTTGAAGAGTTTAGGTTCTTCATGCACAGTAAGAAGATGTAATAACATACTAAGATGGGTAGATGATAACGGAAAAGAATATTCAGAATATTGTGTTGCGGATAACAAGATAAAAAGACCTACAGACGGAAGCAGAGCAAGGGATATTGTTACTCCTGAAGGCTTCATAGAGGTTATGACTCAGGGTAATGATAGAACAAGACTGATTACTGATTCACAAAGATTTTTATTTGGCAATACAGATAAGTGGT